GGCAATCATCACAGAGATAGATTTCATGTATATTTTTCTTTACGATGATGTATGGTCTGATTGCGTATCCCATGTCTGATGCTACTATGCGGTTACATCGTTTGCATCTTTTGATATTCTTGTTTGGTATCAGAACTACTATTCTGTTTTCTTTCATGGTTATCTCCTTGACATTGATAGTACAAACTTATATTCATCGATTTTTTTCCATGAGCGGTCAGGCTGCATGACCCAGAAATGCCATCTTCTTGGTTCATGTGCCATGACTACTATGGACACATCTGATGGGTCTATATCTACGGATTCGATTTTTCGTTTTTTATGTGATGGTAGAGCGGAATCCATTGTAGTTACCTGGATTAGGTATATCCGATGGTTCCCGTATGCGATTATGTCGAATGCTCCGAATATGTCCTGTGATTGGCATATCCATTTGCCCTTACCGATGAATACTGCTCTTGAGTGTGGTCGCCAGGTGAGGAGTCCTTTGGATTGTAAGTACTGTTCGGCTTTTCGTTCTAATGCCATACCCTTTGACCGTTTATTCATGGTTATACCTCTATGATGTCGTTATTTTTGTATTGAGTTAATTTCTGCATACCTTCTGAAGCGATCCAGGAATCAATGGCATAGATGAGTTCTTCATATCTGCACTGTGTACCCCAATCAAATTCATCTTCAATCCAGTTAAGACAGGATAAAACATCATCAACTGGGTGATGATAGCATGGGTGTTCAAACCACAATCTGGTTTGTTGTTTAAATATTTCCACAGTAGCATTGATTTCTACAATAGGTTCATCATATTCAGGAGGACGGTTTTTTTTTCTGAACTTGACATGAAAGATACGCATAATCGCACTTCAGACCGCAGTTGTATATAAGTATTTTGTAAATTCTGTTTGACAAAGGTGTTAAATACTTTTCATGGGTTGGAACTTGTTATGCTGTTTCGGAACAAGTTTCTCCCATTGATACGGTCTGGGAGAAAGACACAGACACGGAGAATCTGGAGTAAACCAAAGTGTAGAGTTGGATCAATCTGTTTTGCACAATCGAACAGGACAGTAAGCGATAGGTTCAATGGAATACCTATCAGGATTACGGACATGTATAAGCAGAGGCTGGGAGACATATCGCCTGACGAAGTCAGAAAGGAGGGGTTTAATACTTTAGACGAATTCAAGAAAGAGTGGATTGAGATTTACGGTGAGTGGAATCCTGACAAGGATGTATGGGTTGTTGAGTTTGAAGCGGTAAAAGATAAATCTGAAATCCTTTCAAGGATATAGGGGTTGAGAGTCATGGATCGTGAGTTCCGCAAGGGTAACGAAAACCTACTAAAAAAAGCAGTAGGTAGAGTATGCTCAGATTTCCGTACACTCTTCCGTAGAGATTACAATGTTCCAATCTATCGGGACAGAAATGGAATCATAGCGATTCCCATCACGGATGGATACGAATCGTTTTACATAGTTGCGAAAAAGTATCTCCTCTATGATAGAATAGCAAGCATCGAACGAAACCTGGTCATAGATGCATTGAAACGAAAAATGAGGTTCCTCTTCTATGTGGATGAGTTGGAACAGTGGTATGTCTTTGACCCGATAGATATTATAAAACCAGGAGTAAGTCAGTCCTCCTATCGTGGCGATGTGGAATACTTAGATTTTGATATTTCAATCAGAAAACACTATCAGGTTAGATTATTCGAACCCAAAAGGGTGAAATAAAGATTTTTATCATCTATACTTTTACATGAATATAAAGGTATAAATATTGAGTTATTGATTATTCGACAAAGGAAGGTGATAAAAAATGGGTTTCCTAAGGTTGAGTGATGCGACAAGGCGAACTGTGAGATCGCAGAGAATGTTACACCCGGGTGGGAATGTCGGCCCTGGAGTGTATGAGAGGAGAAATAAGAACTACATCTCATCTCCTGGACTGATAAAAAGGATAACAAAAGATGTCCCACGGAGAATGATGGAGTGCGAACAGAAAGACCACTGTGTTCCTCTGGCAAAACCAGAACTTGTGGGTAAGATCGCTCCTGACGGTAAGCCGTATGTTGCGTGCAGCGTTGAGGAAAGAGTAAACAGACTAAAGATGGCATTGAACTGTGCAAAGAGACAACTCCGTGGTGGAGCAACCGTGGGTGAGGAAATCATACCCAGGCGGAGAAGAGCAGGACAGATTCTTGAGGAACTGGGTCTTTAAGGAGGTGTAAAATATGGCAGTAGTTGTAGACAGAATGAGCGTTGAGATTGTGCAGGCGAACTTACTCTGGGGAGTAATCGGTGGACTGATCGGTGCATTGGTCGGTCTCCTTGGCATCTTCGGTCTAATCATCGGTATAATTGCCCTGGCGTTGTCATGGTTCTGGGGTAAGACCTCCAGCAGAACAAAGATGATACTATTCGGCATGGGTCTGGTTGCGGTCTTTGTCGGTCTAATGACCACGATGATGAGTGCAGTCACCACATCTCTTGGCTTGACATCGACAGAACTTGCAGGTGTCGGATGGTTCGGAACAATCCTCAGCATACCGAACAGAGTAAACACATACATCGGGTTCGACCAGGCACTCCTGAACACATCACTTGGCGTGCCGACTTCAGCAGGTGCATCAGCCCTTGCACGGCTTACGGGAGCAACAACAACAACCGGAGGTAGCACTGGAGGAGTAACCGGGTAATCATACCCACTTCTCTTTCCCAATTTACCATCAGAGTAGTAGAGGTGGATGAATATGTCGGAATCGTTTGTAGAAACCGTACCGTTTGAGAGCAAATACGCATGGATATTGGCAAATGCAGAGGCAGTCCGTGGATCTGGAGTAATGCATCGTGTACCCACCGATGTAATTATCGACCTGGGACAACTTGAATGTGCAAAAATCCTTGATCGACCAACATCGTGTACACCATACGACCCGAATAACCCTGATGTCGTTCCTGATGTTACGAAGGTCGAAACCTGGGCATTAGTAAAATCGGCGGTAATTCCGCCGTTGCCATACCCAGAGACCTTCGGAGGAGTGATTAAGGAACAGAATGAACGATGGATCAGCGTTTCCGCCGACCTGGAAGTAGTGTATACAGAAGGAGCTTTGGCATCCTGGGAACTAAAATGGAATAGTGAGTCTGTATCTGAACTCACACCTGATGATTTCCTACTGATACTGGCAAAGGAAACAATCCAGGATAACGCAAAACAGGAGTATGTCAAGGCATACGATGGATCAGGTAATTTTGTCGGATTCGGAAAGTATGAGGATCGAACAAAAGTAGACAGAAACATCTGGAAAGAACAGTATGTAATGAAGACCCTTGGACTACCATTATACCTAAAGCCAAAGGCATATGTGCCTGAAACGAAAACATCGACATTCAAGTTTACTGAGGATGATGAGGAAAAGTCTATCACAGTAACTCTACCTGGTGCAGACAAGATTATCTATAAGGATGATGTCGGGAGCGGAGACGAATCCTCCCGTGCAGGATCTAAAGACACTGAGGCATGTTGCAGGTGCTATACCATCAATGCAATAGTTAAACCATATATCCATGTGCTGGATACACCATTGCAGGCTAAATTATCTGCTAATAGACCATCAGATGACATAGTATATCCGACCGGGACATCTCCTCCATGGCAGAACTGGATGTCATTATTCTACAACTTCTTCATATCGGATATAAAAATACCAGAAAAGGAAAATGTGTGGAATGCAGTTAATACATGTAGTGCTGTAACAGGTATATCTATTGATGGTACAGAAGCACAGTTGGGTGCATTAAGGAGTCTGCTTGGAACAAGCAATGTTACAGTTACAGGAACTCCACCAAAAATTTCGATTACATTCCCAGCAACTGTTACCGGGTATACTGGAACTATCGTATTACACCTGGCGTTCTTGTTCAAGATAGACATAATGAAGATGGACATCTTCGTTAACGATGCCCTGATAAGCCATCTATATTGCAGTGAGATAGCAGAACAACTTGCTCCACCGGGTGGGCCACCAGGTGCAGTAAAAAGCGTATGGATTGAATCCGTGAACGAAGGACAGTAACAACAGGAGGATGAAATCCATGTCCAAGAAAAAGACTGAACCTGAGGTAAAAGAGTCTAAACCTAAAAAACTAAAACCCATCATGCGTGGAGACGTAATCATAGGCTTTAAGGAGGAATAATATGTCAAAAAGAGCGATCCGATCTGATAGCGCAAGCAAAGAGGCACAGAGGTATATCCATGCGCCTAACCACTGCATCCTCCTCTTTGGCGGGCTTAAACCATCAGACGAAACACCAACTGGAGTACCCGTTCAAGGCGGTGGAAGTGGATACCTAATCCCAGGCGGATGGATCGGAACTGTTCCACAAACATAAAGGTGATAACAAACATAAAGGTGATATTACATGGCAGCTCCAGAAGATTATGGGTATCCAGTACCATATGACGGAAAAATAACCGATGTCGTTCTTACAGTCAGTTCTAACAGTTTGACCGAAGATGCAGCAATCAGAGTATATATCAACAAGTCGTTAGATATAAGTGGGAGAATGCTTATTCACGAATTCTTGGTACCAGCAGAAGCAGTCGGAAAATGGTATATGCCTAAAAAGAAAATACCACGAATGCAAAAGGGCGACATGATCGTAGTAAAATACGATGCAACAGTACAGGGAACAACAGGAACATTTAATCCAGTCGTATCAATCGGATATGAAAAAGACGAATCCATGCGTGTGAAAAGTAAACCAGTAGACAACTTTACAATACCAATATCATAGACAATTATCCATTTCCCCTTCTCTTTTTTTGGTTTTCCTTTTCCGATACAGTTAAATTATTGAATCCATATTCAGGATTGTGATGTCATGTCAAAACCAGGTAGGTTCGCAACATTGATAGTGTCAATCTGGGCGAAAATAAAAAAGGTTATAACACCACTCATCTCATCAGATGAGGGATTAACCATTGAGACAACTCAGGGAGATATTAATCTCTGTGCACATGATACCATCGGAATCTGTAATAATGCGTTCTACATTCTTAATCATCGCCAGAACGGAGACCAGTTCATTTACTTCTATAATGATACTCCCGATGGAGCATCAATCCAGTGGGATAGCACATTGAACAGATTTGTGTTTTCTGATCCCATTTCTGGAACAATAAGCGATGCGGATAGACTTGATGGTCAGCATGGAGCATACTATCTTGATCGTTCAAACCATACAGGGACACAACCACGCAGTACAATATCCGATTTTGCTCATAAGGATACACATACATCAGGTGGCACTGATGAGTTCACTTCAACTGATTTAATTGAAGCATTAGTCAAAAGAATCAGAGAAGGAAGCGGAACAGACCTGTTAATCGGAAATATAGCCGACCAGCAATTCCTTGCACGGAGCGGGTCTGACCTGATTGGGTATAACATCACAAATCAGATGGTGTTTTACCAGCATGGTGTATTAGAGGTAAAGGTTAAAGTTGGACTACCACAAACAATCATAGTTCCATTTAATTGTAGGGTGGTTGAAGTGTATGGATATGTAGAAACCGCTCCCGCAGGGTCGGCAATAATTGTTGATGTGAACCTGAATGGAACAAGTATATGGAACACTAATCCTTCAAATAGACTTACTATAAGTGCGGGAAGTCAGACTGGTTCACAGACTGTGTTTGATACTACTGATTTTAATAAAGATGATAGATTGACAGTTGACATAGACCAGGTGGGTTCAACAACTGCAGGAGAAAGTCTTTCAGTATGTATTCGCATACGACCAAGAGTGGTGTAATATGTCAGTGGGAGATAAAATATGTGAGGCAGTAAAAAGCATAACCGCTACAAAATCAGATTACAAATTGCCAAAAGTATCCAGTGTAAAGGATGCAGTATGCGAAGTGGGAGCATGGAACGGCGTAGTGTTCTATCCTGATAGATTACAGTATTATAACAATGAGGGATTTTTTGACATGGAAAAAGAGGATAGAGAAAACAAATACTTATTGACAATTGGATTTGCCAATCAGGGAAATCCAAGAGTCTCTGGCGATAGTGTAATCTATGATTTCGGAAGCCATATAATCGCATATAAAATGGTAAGCAAAGACATGATAAAGGCAACAATCACGGTTCTTAAAAAAACTGACATTTCATTCCGGATACAAACTAACGGCACGATAGTATTTGATGAGAATAGCGGGTCTTTATACATTCTACAGGGTGGCAATATCTGGGTAGAGTTGCCAGGTCCTTCAGACTGTAAAGATGCGTTCGGAAAACCTATTCAGGTTAAATATGCATTTAATTACGACACACAGACATTATCTTTTATTGTCAGTGAGACTAAAAGTTATCCCATTGTTATAGACCCGACAATTATCGATAACAATGGGCAGGGTAGCAGATATCCACTTATATTCGGAAGCAGAATCGCAAGGGACAGAGCAGGAAACATATATGTATGCTGGGATGAGTATACAAGTTCCACCAGTTCTGTAATATACTTAAGTGTTTTCACTCCATCGATGGAAGTAATATTTGACCATTTACAACTGGTATCATCTACTGGGGGGATTGTTGATACACAACCTGATGCATTACACGGTAGCATAATTATAGATGGTTTTGATAAGTTGCATTTTATTTACTGGCAAAGATTGGTCGCTGATGCAAATCGGGTTTACAGATACAGTAAGTGCATTGACCTGAAAAACATAAATCTTTCCTCATCGTGGTATATAGCAAATGAAACCACAAATGGGAGTGAACAAATTACTGATGGTTACCGTGGGGTTGGAAATATATGTGTTGATAGCAGTCAGAGAATATATTTTGTTTATGGATTATTTGATGGTACATATTATCTGGTTCGGGCAAGAAAACATAACGGTCCTGGAGCGGGAAACACTTGGTCTCCATCAGTAACAATACGCACTCTATCAATGTCTGGTACCGAATTATTCCTATGGGCATGTGTTGATATGGATAGTAATGGATATTTGCATGTGATTATGGCAGATAGAGTCCCTTCGGCGGAATACTATGTTGTATATTGTCATAGTGTTAATCCCTATGACATTTCAGCATGGTCATCTCAAATAACTATCCTATATCTATCAAGTAGTGTAGTTGCACACGCATTCGGAAATATACGGTGTTTTGGCAATAAAATTATGGTAACTGTAGTACTATCAACAGGTACTTCTCCATATACTAATTACTTGATGTATAACTATTATAACGGTTCGGTATGGACACAGGGAACAGGCACCCCATCAGGAACTACTGTGGTAATGGCAGACCATTATCCTCAGGGATGTTTTTCAAATCTCACGGTAGACGGTCAGTATAATTGTTACATTGGATATCAAAAACGGGCTGACCATTACATATACTATAGGAAATGGAATTATGCAACGGAAACATGGGGTGGTGAAACCTTACTTTTAACACAAAGTTTGTTAACAGCACATAGTACCGCTGTAGAGCGATATCTAAAACCTACGGATACGAAGGCTTATGTGTTAGTATGGGATAGAGATGCAGAGCCTGATGTTTTATACCTATATGATTTTCCTGTAAACCCAGTGTATAACTCAACAATAGCGTTCATGTGAGGTGTAGATATGCAAGAAAAGGGAATAAAACTGTGTAAAAAGTGTGGTAATACGATGCATTTATACATTGAAGGGAAATACCTGAAACTGAAATGTTCGAAGTGTGAGTATCAGGAGGAAATCTAATACTCATAGGAGGGATACTGTGTCGATTCGTGAGACACGACCAGGATGCTGTGGTATAACAGAAGTCCGATGTCCAAATAAAGGATACTGGATAAACCTATCATCCTGTGTATCCTGTCCGTACTTTCAGGGATTAATGGATATCAAGCATGTGAAGTGTTCACTCTGATGGAAAACTATTTTAATTGATAAATGTATTCGGTAATCATGTCTGGAAAATTAGTGGCTGCGGGTATAATTGGTGCTGGTGCATTAATCGGAGGAATGTATCTATTATCCAGGAGCGGTGCGTTTGAACTTGGTAAATTCAAGAACCCGCATGATCTTACAGGAAAACGAATCAAAACTGTGGTAATAGAGTATAATTCTAAGGTGGGAAAAATCACTGCTGTTCGTGTGAAGGGAAAACCATGTCCAAGAACAGGGATTGTAAACCGTGAGAATCCACTTATTCTGGTTGTTGAAGTGTTATACGGGAACAGTAGGACTGATGTCCGTTCATCTGTAACACTCAAGAAGATACTTTACTCTGCAAATCCGTTCGATGTAACTCTTAAAAATGTCAGAACAGATGATGATGCAATCGGTATAAAGTATTCACTTTCTACACAGTCTGGTGTTGAAGATTGTATAACCACAGAACTATATTTGGAAGTATACAAGGATACGAATCAGGGGTCATCAGTATACCCAGAGTTTGATTATACCACTGGTATAATAGAGAAATCGTTTGGAAACGGTGAGGCAGTAGTTGATTTTGAATCACCAACTGTCGTTGAGAGTATTGATATATCAATCGATACACAACTTGGAAACTACAGTAGCGCAAATCTATACATCATCGGTTATGATGAAACAAATATCCCGATTTACTCATTCAGAAGACTAATTACCCAGTCGCATCAGGAAATAACTGGATTAAACACATCGGCAAAGACTTATACGAAGTTCATTCTCCGATGTGAACCTGAAGCACCATCACCTCCACCACCAGGCGGAGAAGTGGGTATAACTTCACTATCTCCAACAACAACACTCAAAATCTCAGGAAAGATAAAGTTCCATGTAAGAATACCTGAGGAGTGATGATAAATGGCAGGAGTAGCAGTCGCTGAGGCAGTTGCTGTAATCCTACCCGTAGTTCTACCGCATATTGTATCGTATATCAAAGAACGACAGGCGAAAAAGGGGTCTAAACAGGAATTGTCGGATGAAGAACTAAAAAAGGTATTCGGTGAACGGTTAATTGCCGCAATAAATAGAGTCAGTCCAGTCCAGTTATACGGAATCTTACAGTATATAGACAAATTGAGAAAACAGGGTATACCTGATTGTGAGATCACTCCTAAACTATACGCAAGATTCCCTGAGTTCGCTGACCTTGTAACCGAAATAGTTTCAGGATTCAATGCACAGGAGACTGACCTCCCAATATCAGTCCGTTTAAAACAACCTGATGAACTAAAACTCAAAAGAGCAATCTTAACCGCAATGAGAAATGAAGCATTAGCAATACTGGAGTACGATAACCTACTACAAATGATGAAATCTCAGGGCGAACCACAGAAGTATATTGACATAGTTACACACATTCGGGATGATGAAATGGAACACAAAAGATTCCTTGAACAGATATATCGGGAGAAAGTACCGATAGAGTATCCATACTCAGAGGAGTATGACTAAATGAAACTGACTGAAAAGATACGATGGGGAATAATATTGTATCGGCATAGAAACCTGTGGAGGAGGAAAAAGCATGATTCCCAGCCATGAGAAAACAAGAATAAAGATCGCAGGCGAACCCATGCCGTTCATAGTAGTATGCCCAAATTGTAAAAAGCCATCGCACCCACCAGACTTTGATTTCAATTCTCCACCTAAAGGGTTCATCTGTACCTACTGTAAAACTAAGCATCGGTGGAAATTCAATAAGAATACTCATCGATGGGAAATCATCCCTGGTGAAGATAAAAATTCACCTATCACAGGAGATATAGTAAGGTGATATGATATGAAGTTGAGACAGATCTTACACCAGGAAGCTGATGAAATCAAAAGCATCCTTGAAGACCTTAAAGACATAAAAAAAATGATAGAATATAGAGGAATCCAAATCGCTGAAGACAGACGGAGAATATCCAGAATTGAGGAAATCATCTCTGCAATCGTAAAACGGTTACAGTCCGCATTACCATCAGAGGAACTAATTGAAGAGGTAAATCAGTTGAGACGAAATCTTGCCGAACTGAAGTCCACAATGGAAGGCGAATTCATAAGCATGGAGGTGGCTCTAAACACAAAAATATCAGAACTCACAGACATGATAGATTCCATGCAGTCGGATTTAAAAGAAATCTCTGAAGTCGTACGCACACTCAGGGGATACCAGTGGGGAACGCATAATTTAGTTGAAGCATTAAGAATAAACATCAATAGACATAAAGAAATCTTAGATAGATTATCAGGTGAACTTGAAGAGGTAAGAAAAATCGCAGTGTCCGCATTACACTATGTTATGAGAGAAAAATCAACATAGGTGTGGAAATGTCTTCAGGCGACAACATCTTCAGAGAAATGAGAAAAAACTGTATTTACTGTGGGTCAAAAAATGTATTTCCAGTAGATAATGTCAAGGGAGTAATTGTGTGTTTAGATTGCTATAAGTGTGTCTCAAATCAAGGGAACTATGTAAGTCTAATCTATATTACTGATAGGGTTAAAGATGTATCATGTGTTAGAGATATATTTGACCAGATATATCCTGATACAGAAATACACGAAGTCGTAGGAATATACATTGTAACCAAAAAGTTGCATGAAATATCTCATACCCTGATTGCTAAAATCCTTAAGGCTGATTGTGTAAACACAGACAGACTATCATTAACATTCAATACTATAACTGTATCTCCAAAGTGTGTATCGCTTGATCAGAAATTATCAAATTTAGGTGTCATAAGCATACGATATGCAGATTCATCAGTATCGTTATCGGTAATAGGAAATGCTCTTGATGGAGAATCTCTATTAAAACTGATAGGATACCTCATAGTTTCAGGATGCAGAGAAATCAAGTTCTCATAGATGGAGAAAATGTCCACCTATGGATAAATTCGTTTATTACGCATTCTTTTGATGTTTAACACATGGTTTTCCATGCATGGTGTGGAATACGGAAAAGCCATGATTTGTTTTGTAAACGCAAGGAATGCGGTCAGAATCAAATTATCTCAACATCATTCGGAGTGCATTAATCCTTGCATGGATTTGTTCAATTTCTGTCTTAAGTAGTGCTTTTCTATCGGTATTGGTCTCATTCTTGTATTCGATTTCAAGTATGGATAATTTGTCCTCAAGGTCTTCAAGTTCCATCAACATAGCCTGAATATCATCAATGTTGTCTGTCATATTCTCTCTGTTTAGGTATATGATTGTGAATAAATAAGGTTTTCTATACAGGAGAAATAGGTAATCTTGTCATTTCCAGTGGTAGGATCTTAGCGAATTCGTATGCATGTGTAACTTTGTCTTCTACTAATTTTTCAATTGTAAGTAAAATAGACTGAATAAGATAGTCTCCAGGATTGGGTTCTATTCCAAGATGGAAAAATAAAAACACTTCAGAATCTTCTATCTGGAGATGTTTTATTCCCTCATGACCATCAAATATCAATATTCTTTCAAGGTCTGATATTAATGCCTTTAGTGTCGGAATGTCAAGTTCTATTCTATTCATTTTGTATGATTTGAGGAGCATACCAGGTGCATCAACAGAAACAACAATTTTATTCTTTGAATAGTAGATGAAGATACTCATTTGTTTTCCATCGTTGAATTCTATGCCGAAATAAATTGATCCTTTGTCTTGGTTCATTTTTCCACCAGAGGAGAATATCATCCTGTGGATATAAATGTTTTGTCAACCTTTGTATAGATAGTCAGTTATTCTCCCATGCTTTAAGATATGATCTTACTTCTCCAGTTGTAGATATACCGCAGTTCCAAGTAGTGTTACCGCACATTCCATGCCAGACGATGTTTTTATGCTCCACGCACATTTTGTATCAATACATCCTTCTCCAGTCAATGGACACAGTTTTGGTATAGTAGGTATGTTATTCGATAAGAATGCCGCAATAGGTAGATAGTATATCTTAGAAAGTTTTTTCATCTGTGATAAAGTAATTGGTGATATTCCATCCTCAATGGAGATGAGTTCTGATTCACTTATTCTAAGTTTTTTGGCGATTTCCTCAACAGAATATCCTAACTGTTCACGAATTGCTCTCAATACCCCTGGAGAAAGTTTAATTTTAATTTGTTTCATTTATCACCATCTCCATCAACTGATGATCTTTGTTATGACAAGTGAGATGAGAGATATCATTCCACCGAAGAGGATGGCTGAACCCCAGAACATTAGACTCATCGGGTCAAAGTATAGTATGATGTATGCTATGAACCCGATCCAGAATCCCTGACATTGAGAACACATTGAAAACTCAAGCAGTGTAGGGTTCTTAATCTTTTGTTTAATTGGGCGGAATACTCCTCCCATAGAGGTAATAAGCGTTATCCCAACAAGACCTGCAATTATCATCCACATCTCTAACATAGGATGAGAAATACTGTGAGAAGATTTAAATCTTTTGATTGTATATCTTCAGTCATGCAAGAACCAATCTATTTCAGGTTCGACTACAAAGGTGTAAAAGATGTTCCTCTGGAGATACTGATGATCTTTGGTATCGCACAGGATCAGGATGAATTTGAAAACGTCAAACAAAAGGAAGAAGCCGAACCCCTATTCGGCAGTAAACTTGATAATGTGGTAATCTATAAATCAAGAACAGAATTTTTTACAGATGCAATTATGCGTGGTGGTATGTTCAAGCATATGTTCGATATGTCAGTGAGTGTTCGCTATCCTTATCTGTGGGATATACTTAAACCAGAAAAAAAAGTCGCCATATCAAACTATTTCAACCTACCACCTAAAGTGCCAATAGCATCATCTCCAGAACCTGAGGCAAGACCGCCAGAACCAGAGTTCACTAAAATAGAAAAACCAAAAGTGGAAACGCATCTTATAAAGGAAAAACCCACTGGATTTGATGAGTTCAAACGAATACTCAATGAACATGGCATATCCGTTCTCCTAATTGATACTAAAGAAGAGGCAGACAGAAAACGAATTCGATTTCTTGCCCTTGGATTTAAAGTAATGTTCTTTCCCTATAAGGATAAGTTCATAGTTCTTATCAGCATAAATGAGTTCGAAAAGGACATACTTACTACAATCCAGGATGCAATGAGCGAATACCTATCAACCAAAGTCGATGTGGAGATCGGTCTCCCAGAAATCACTGGTAAACCTAAAGAACCATTCCGACCATCTTCACCTGAGTTAGCACTCCAGGCAATAAAACAGACCATGATGTATCCCAGAGAAATACTCAAAGAAGAAATACAAAATGTAATGGTTCTATACCCGATATTGTGGGACAATTTCCTCAACCTCTGTGTGGAATATGATGAGGAACATAAGGAATACTATCGACTGAGAAAGGACTTCTCCAGGACAATCAGAGGAATATGCATCTTCACCAGGGGATTAACAAAGTTAGTCAAAAAAGAGGGGAATACTTCATACTATGAGTCAAAATCCGAAGACCCAAAGTCAGATAAGATATATCATATAACAATTACCACAAAGGGAGGATGGTATATCCTTGATAGTGATGAACCAGACAGAATAAATGAAGTAACCGTTGATATAACAGTAGATGGAAAACGAATAGTCGAACGGTTCATAACAAAACACATGGTATCATCCCTAATAATTGAAACATATGGTGAGGAAATACATGTCGCTTAACCACCTGTTAAGATGCATGTCAATCATACTTAAACAGACTGCATTCGTAATTGAAGATATACGGGAACTCCAGATGTTCAAAAAGGAGTTGCTTAAACAGGATACTAATGTGTTCCCTTATGAAACGAATAAGGCAATATATGATATTGCTCTGATGCTAAAACAGTTGTCAAGACAGCAAAACAAAAAAGACATCGATACGATAATTTCTGTCATCGCAAAAATGGTTGAGTTAACACAGAAAAAGTAGGTCTACTTTTCCTCTTTTTTTTCCTCATTACAGAACGACATAGTCGGCACAGATGCGGTAACCAGGTTCTTAATACCTTCAAGTTCTTTAACAATAGTCTGGAGTTCAAGATTCAGTTGTATAATCCGTGTCTGGTCTTCAGTAGTCTTAAGTTCAGTCATAATCTGGTTGATCCTATCTTGCATACCCTGAACCTTTATCAGAATCTGGTTGAGTTCATTCAAATCAGGTAACTGTATCATACACCAATCGGTATATCATGTGAGTATAAAAAGTTTAATATCACCAATATGCATATCCTCATACCTGTATGGAAAGGATAAAGTTGAGAACTACGGATGTAGATACGATAATCGCCAAACTTGATGAAATACTAAACAGGATGAATGAAACAGACCAGAAACTAAAAGAAATACTCAGAGACTTAGAATACATCAAGGATAAGGCAAGAATCTTATGAAACCCAAAAATTAATATTCACATAATGCATTCATGATATCATGGCAACTCCATCAAGAGAGCCAGTTAGAGGCGTACAGGTAGTAGGTGGTATATCAGTTCAGGGAGATTTTGTAACTCAGCAGACATCGGTAACTCAACCAGGGTTCAGAGAGGTAACCCTAAAGTGCGGAAAGGGATTCCCATTAATCCAGTTACCCAGAATCCAGTGGACAAAACCTCCAAGAGAAGAATCAAAATTCCCATCACTTGAGACATTAAAACAGGACATACAATCCATCTTTTCTACCGTAAGTGATGACATAAATAAATCTGTATCATCGGCTAAAGACAGTATCTCCGCATCATGGAAAACTTATCTTGATCAATCTGTTGGTAAAATCCAGGAGGGATATAAACATCTATTTGAGTATGATATACAAGTGGTATTCTATAAACATAGAGTCTTTCAAAATGATGAATCAGTAGGGTCATATGTTGGTAAGGGTGCAATACCATTCAGATTTGGTGCATATAATGCGGCAAGAAACATATACATTAATCATGTAAATGCAAACTGGTGGAAGATTTTACTTGGTTACTATGAACTGAATATACCAGGGGTTGGTAAGGTTCCGATGATTCTTCCTGGAGGTCAAATGATTGAGACATATGAGTGGTATATCTCAGTAAATGATTGGAGAACTACAATAGATGAAAAGTTTAACCAGTCATTTCAGTCGGGAATGAGTGCAATAAAAGATGGAATCATGGGATTAGTAACAAAACTACCATCGGTTTTACTGGATATTGCGGGTCAAATCGGGGCAGTAGTCAAAACCATCATAAATTCCATAGTCAGTGCATTCAGTAAGATCGCTGAAAAACTCTCCGAATATGCAAGGCAATTAGTCCAGGCGGCAATCGGTATGGTCAAAAATGCAGTAAACGAAATCCTTGAAAAAACTGTATACACACTAAACGAAATGCTTGTAAAAATCGAAACTGGATACAATAACATCATCCAGAAGTTTAATACAACAGTAGTCGAACCAATACAGTGTAAACTAAAAGAAATTGAGGATAAACTTAAACAGATGGATTGGATATTTAAGATAAAACTTCCATCATTTCCCAGACTTCCAGGATTTGGTGAGGGCGGAGGCGCATATTCGTTACCTCAGTGGTTCAGTGCATTATCCACAACCCTTACCGCAATAGATAATAAGTTGTCTAACCTCACTGTAAGAGTATCTATCCTTGAGAATAAACTCTCTGCGAAATAAATTTATACCCAGAAAACAATCTCAGTATCATGTCCAGAAAGATCAATTGGCTTAAAATTGTCGCTAATACGGGATACACATATTTTTTAACACTGGCAGGTATGCTGACCGCTGATAAACTAATGAATACTGAGAGACCTATCAAGGAATATATACTGATTTGTCTCTTAGTTGCATTCATAAACGCTATGATAGTGTTCTTTGCACAAATTATCCAGACACTCAATAATCAAACAAAAAGACGACCAAGACCAAAAAAAACTTCCAGTAAACAAATAGGTAAGAATACTACGGATAAACCAGATGAACCTAAAGGCAGAGAAAAGTTCATCATAGACATGTTCTTTCTGTTTTGAGATAGGCTTAAATCCAATCATGACATTACCATCTCAGTGATACATTATGGGATATGTTCATGTGTTGTTTGGTGCTCCAGGAACGGGTAAAACCCAGGCTGGAGCAGACATCATCGTAAATGTAGAGTTAACAAGAGGAGTGAAACTCCAGGATTGCACAATAACATCATATACCGTAGATGCAAGTAATGAAATCATTGCCAGGATATTCTATATGCTTGGTATAACGGATGAAAAGAAAATTGAGGACATACGACAGGGCATGTCATGGGGTACAATACATTCAATATGCTTCAGATATCTCATGTCTAAGGGAATAAAAATCAAAAATGTCATCACCGTAGGAGATTTGAGAAAGTGGGCGGATTCCATGGGTCTGGAACATCGATGGACTTACGACAGATCAGTAGTCTATACTCAACAACAAATACTCAAATACGGTATGATCGAACCTCAGGATACTGAGGCAGGCGTAGTCCTCCAGGCAATTGAGTGGGTCAAACATCAGTACTTCGATAAGATTCTTTCAATCCCTCCAGATAAAATCGAAGATGGTATCCTAAAATTAACTGACATAATACATGAAGCACCAATACTCTATGAGTCAACTGTTAATGTGTTTAACAGGAAATTTAAGACCCCATCGGGATTATTCAGCATATATGAACTTCTCCCATACTTCTGGATTGAATACGAAATGTATAAACGCAGGGAAAATAAGATCGATTATACCGACATGCTCCTCTATGCATACAATGATAAGTTCATCCCTGATACAAAAGTCCTCCTTGTAGATGAGTTTCATGACATTTCCAGACTAAAATACGCAATCTATAAACTCTGGAGAGATAAACATGAACGAACATACATCATGCTTGATGATGATCAGGCAATATTCCAGTTTATCGGTGCATCCGCTGAGTTCGGTCTCCAGGAACAAAAAACCGCTTCCAGAGTAACAATCTTATCCCAATCATTCAGACTACCCTCACTAATCAAAAACTATGCCACATCATTCATTCGGGCAAACATACACCCTTCACACCGTGTAGACAAACAGTTCGAACCCAGAGCCGATGGTGGTGTGTTCTGGCATGTCAAAAAGAAAGTCTATCTTCCATCATTCGTTAAACAACATCTCTCAGGTACAGGATTCATTCTAACACGAACAAATTACCACCTAAAATTAGTAACAAGAACATTACTCAGTAGTGTCATGAGCAGAGAACCGTACCAGGAACGAATACTCATACCATACAGATACATCAGACCTGATGCCATATCCTACTACAACATACGATTTGTGAACCTAATTAATGCTTTAATCAAATACGCTAACCAGGAAAGCATCACCTATGAGGAACTATATGCACTATTACTACGCATAAGAAAAGAACAACTCAATCATATAGTCAAACCAGGAATGATAGACTTCATCCGCAGAATCCAAAAAGAAACATACGACTTTGATTTCATCATAAAAAACATATTCGTTAAACCAGTTCTAATAGATGAGTTAATCACCATGCTGAGAATGGATGATGAACTTGAAAACGAAATCGTATCCGTAGCATATGCTCAGGGTAAACCTATCGAACTACCTATCAAGCTACAAATCGGTACTATACATTCCGCAAAAGGTCTCCAGGCTGATACAGTGTTCCTAATCAATAACATAACCAGACGAATTAATAGAGCAATCTATAAGTCCAGGGAAAATTGGGAAAACGAAGCCAGAGTCTGGTATGTCGGCATGACCAGAGCCAAAGAACGATTATACATCATCGATGACCTCTTCGGTACTGGATTAACTTTTCCAATGAAGTTTTGAACCAACAAAAAGATTAATTAGTCCATTTGACATACAGATATTCATGTCAAATGAAGTCGCAGGTGCTGTGGTAATCGGTGGGTTAGGATTGTTAGGTGCAATAGTAATCGGATCAAGTATCGCCTCCGCAAGACAAACAACAACCACACAAACATCCATACCAACTCCTTCTCCAAGAGAAAGAGAAGTACAGACATATACATTCCCTGATGGCATAACTGAGGCAAAAATCGTGTTCTATGAAGGAGCAAGATTTGTCGAATCCGCTGAAATCGAAGTTACTCCAACTCTTGAGAATGGCGGATCTCCATCACCTTCAGACATAGGATATCTATACATAATCATCAGAGAACCAGGAAAATTACCAGAACTCTATCAGTGGTCTGATGGGTCAACTCATAAACCAGTATCCGCAGGAACACATTATGAGTTAGACTTACCCATCAATAAATACATTGACCTGATGATCTTGCGAATCCGAAAAAGAGGCGTAGTAACAAAAATGAATGATACCGTAATCGTTCTAACAAAAAAGTAAGAAGAGATATACATGCTACACAAAATGCCATACCCTACAACCAAAGCACCACGACCTCTCTATAAATTAAATGATGTAGCAAATGTCTTAGTCTGGGCTTATGAGGGAATATTTACTCCGAATCCAACAAAGGATGAGTTAATCACATTATCCAAACTTATCTGGGGATCATGGATAAACCTTCAGGCGGTCGCCGATGTTAACATATGTGCAAATGTCCATGCCTGGCTAAAGTTCAGAAAACTTGTCCGTGGATGCTACCTCTATGCCCAGGGAAGCCATAGAATCATATACCATAATCAGGATACACATCTATACATCATCGGCAGTACTTCAGAACGGGAAAAACCTAAACGAAGAGAACATATCGTTACCATTGAGGAAAAAGATGGTACCGCAGTAGTCCTTGATAGCAGACCTGATGAAGACCTCCAGGAAAAACTATTCGACCCATTTAAACGAACTTCATTCCGCCCAATCGGCGAAAAAGAGGAAAAAACTTACATAGATTTTACTAAACATATGGTTCATGCTACTCTTGTAGTCATAAAAGAAATGTATAAAGGTGATGAAGTATGGTAAATATCCAGGCAGAAGTGGAAAACTATATCGTAGATAAGAAGGTAAAAGAAGTTACACCGCCATATGGACAGTATTTTCCTGTTCCAGGAAAGTATACTGTCGCAGAATTGAGTCTTGCCGCATGCCTCCGTAACCTAATCTGGAGAAGACAAGTCATCATGAACGAACTGGAACAAAAATATGGAGACAAACTCAGAGAGTTTATAGGTGGAGAAAAAATCCTATCCCGCAGAGAACGAATGTCAATACCCATAGAGTTTCCGCAGACAATCCGTGATTTGTATAAGTCCGAAATATCATTAATGCGTGAAAGAGAAGTCAACCATATAACCATCAGATACTTCGCAGAATTAGTACAAAAACAAATCACAAAAGATCTAACAAACGGTAAAATCCCATACTTCAATTTCGTAGAAATAACCCAGTATGAGTTTATCCCTCCACAGTCTAAAGAAGCCAGAATAACTTTAACCACTCCATTGGGTATATCAACAATAGAAGAAGAATATATCCAGTTCTTTGCAGTCAAAAGCCCAGCCTTCACAGGATGGGCAGAAAAAATCGGAACCAAAACTGAACCATACCCGTTCCATAAGGAAATCGCTAACGCTTCCGCTTCTATACACAAAATGAAACGATACAGAATTGTATACATCGATGAGGGTTCATACAAAATAGCAGAACATTACTTCAATACAGACCCTGAACGATTGTTTAACGAAATAAAAAACCGTGCATGGTATGTCTATTGGTCAGAATATCATGGACAATTCCATAGACAAATCAAACTAATGAAACCTGAAGAGTGGCAGTGTGCAAAGTGCCCATTCGCCATCGCATGCCCGGCAAATGTCCAACCCGAAATCAAACCACCTACTGAAGTGCCTCCAGAATTCTTTGGAAGAACTGAACAGGAATTAATTTACGATTATTCAAAATTCTATATGGTTGATACAGGAGGTCTGGGATTATGAAAAAAATCAAACAAGTATATGGTGAAAGAAGAGTGCTAATCTACGAACTACTTGAAAAAGACTTAGTTACTACACAAATAGAACAGGCAGAGTTCTATCCTAAAGTCGGAACTTACCATGTAAGCATAATCTCATCAACAGGTATAGACAGCCTAAACAGAATTCTATATGAACGAAAATTCATCCGCAATGCCATAAAACAAAATGACTATAAGTCATTAGTCGAATTCTATACAGAACCACAAAGACTGGAAATGATGAAATATGCCATTCGTGGAACAAATATCCATAACTTCATCGAAAAAGCACTCCAGTCAAAAACCGATAGCCTTCTTATGGAACAGAGAAAGTCAGTCAGAATCCAGTCAAAATTCGTTAAGGGGTCTCAATTCATAATTACAGGAAAATACGACATATACGACAAAACAGAAAAGTGTATCTATGAACTAAAATCAATCACCGGCGGTGGATTCAGATTCGAACTTGAAAAAGGAGCAAGACCACATCATGTCATCCAGGCAAACGCTAACGCATTCATCAATACTATCCCGAAATTCAAAGTTGTCTATATCAATTGCGAAACACTTGAAACCATCGTATTCCCAGGAGAAACAAAATCAGAATTGTTCACTGAGATGGTCAGAGCAGCAGACATGATATTCCATGCAGAAGTAAACAACCGTGATGAAATAGATACCTCATTACTAAGAATACCATACGAAAAACCTGAAATAATCTCATAAATGAGTACAATCATCATAGTATCTATACTGATTCCAGACAGGTCAATATGCCCAATGCAGGAAATCGTAAACCTATTACTGAATCACATCGCAAGATTAGACTTCGTATATGATGCATCAATCTCCTCATCCAGAAAAAGCATATTCCAAACATCACAAAAGACATGCATGTTAGATCTTGTTATCAAAACATCTGAGGGGAAAAACTTGCTTGATGATATTATAGCCATAGCAGAAACAATCAACAGCATCATCCCACATCATCTGTGCGTAATAGATGAAATCCGTGCAGTGAAATTGTAATCCATAGATGGAGAATTTATCCACACTCATCATTTGAACCATAGGTGGAGAATTTATCCACAAATTATTTATAGAGAGATAGCATTATCTCTACATGGAGAAGATGAGACATTTCATAAGAAATCGACAGACATGCAACCATGAGTGGGAAATCGTTGAAGAGAGCGAAAACTACATCATCTCAGTGTGCATCCTCTGTGGACTTGAGGAATTCAAAGAAACTGACCATAAAATCGTTGAACAGTGTGCTCATGCCTTCGACATAGTAGGAAGTCATGATGATGGATTCATCATGATTCGATGTGCTAAGTGTGGTCTAAAGGCTCAGACCACTAACATCGATTCAGAATGAACCGATCTCCAGTATCGGTACAGGTATCAACTCATTACCCCCTGGATAGATACCTGTACCAACTTTTTTATATGCAAATCCCCATTACATATTCATGGGCTGTGAATGTCTAACTCCAGAGTTAATCAAGAAGTTCCATCACATGGCTAAATATGGATACAATGAAGTCTCAGTGTGCCTATCTAATGGATGTGTGCTAAAAAATGAAACCACAGGAGATGTCGCATCAGTAGATCGTGCGGGAACTCATCCCTCATGTTCATGTGTAGTCCATATCCACCCACAACCCCCAGAACTAAAACATAAATTGCCGTATTCATGTATCCCATCACCTTCTGATGTGTCCGTAGTCATCTTTGATGCTCTAATGCTACATAAAAATGGGTTCGATAAAGACAAAATCGCTTCATATGAGGATGCAGTGTTCTATCCATGCGGGTTCATTAGATATTCTGTGTTCGACATAAACCGATTGATTGACTTCATGATAAGTAAATCATTAACCATACACACAATCCATGACTACCTCTCCTCAGCGTTTAACAGGATTAAGCAATCATGTAGAAACCTCCCTCCAGAATCTCATGTCCAGTGCGTTAAGGCAAAGTGGATACTCCTCTGCCATGAGATCGGCGTAAAAATGATTGAAACCATCCTTGATTAATCATTATGCGAAGAATTGTGCCTGAATGAGTATCCCATGAATGCCAACCAAGTGTGCGTTAAACCTCAAAAGAATGCGTAATAGACGATTTTATCCATAGAGGAAAAAGTCTTTATATAATATTTCCATTCTCTAATTCATGGCACACATTAAATACAAGTCAATTAAACTCTCAACACAGACTTATACCGAATTGAAAACCACTGCAACTCAATTGAGAACCAGAATCAATAAGTTAATCCGAATTGTTCTCTCCCCATCTCCTCTGGACATGCCATTGCTCATACTGATAAAAAATAAGGGCGAATACATACCACTATCAACAATCAAGCGGAAGTGCAGCAGTTGGAAATACAGCGGGTCTCCCACTGAACGATTAAACGAACTCATACAGTTATGCGTAATCCGAAAAGTCGGTAACATCTGTTATACCTATCCGAATAGGGGTAAACTCACACATTCTATCGTAATCCATTCAGGCGTATGGTCAAAACTATTCAGGATCAAGGTCAGATTCGGGTTCTCAACCATTGAGGATACAATCGTTTACCTGTTCTATAAGAACTATCCCGCTATCATGAATCTGAAAACCATCATCGAACGGTCTGATCGAAAGGTCTTTATTCACAGCGATGATATATACTTTGAGGAATCGGTATGACACTTTCATACCATGTTGAACCTGATGGCACAATTGTCGTTGAAGATAATATAATTACGGCTTCAGATGAAGAACTGGAAGATTTCGCATGGATGGTTGCAGAGTCATATATCCATGGCAGAAAGTTGGTCTATCGCATAAGAATAGATAATACACCTGTGGATTATAAGATAGTTTACACAACTCCAGAGGGAATGAGTAAGATAGATCTCACTGTTCTAAGGGATATTGCCATGTCCTGGTATGAAGACCTTAAGAAGCGTATTAGCGATGTCGTAGATGCGTATATTGTCATGTCGCATAAAATCGGTGAATCTCCATTATAGAACAGGTAAACAGAAAAGTTTTTATTAATAGTTATGATATCATCTTTGAGGAATTTGTATGGCAGTATCATACAATGTAGAGGATAATACAATTGTGGTTGAAGGCGATCTAACTACGGCTTCAGAAGAGGAACTTGAAATGTTTGCAGAAGTGATTGTCAGAGCATCAGCAAATAATGTGCCTGTAATATATCGCACACGAACAAATGGTATAACTAAAGAGTATAAGATTGTCTATATGACTCCGGAAGGAAAAAGTAAGGTTGACCATTCGATTATTAAAGGTCTCCTAAAGGAACGGTATGAGAAGTTTCAAGACATTTACACGATTGCATTCACGATTTCCTCTTATAGATATGGATAAATCAATTGGAACAAGGGGTTTCGAAGGGGTTTCCAGGAATTTTTTACATCATCCATCCTTGGTGTAATCACTCAAAAACGGTCTTCCGTGATGACTTTTTCCTGGGTATAGCAGGTTTTAGCCCGCATTGAGGCGATGGTTAATCTTCAGTTGTTGGATACTTCTTCTCTACATAGTAGATGATGGATTTTATTTCACCTGATAGGTATTTCCCGTATGTATCTATTGCAGCCTGGAGACCTTCCTTTTGTTCAATAGTTTTCATAGCATCATAAACTGAAGAGTATGGTATATTCTCATATGCAGTTTTGATGAGTTTATCTCTGTCGCAGTGTTTACATGCCTCCTGGAAGAGTTGGGATTCTGTCCATCCGTTTACAACATAATCTTTCATCAGTTGGTCAGAGATTTCTTTTGAAGTGAGTTGTTCAACGGAGGAGAGGATTGACATGACTTTAGGATTGACTCCACAGCACCACCCCTCCTTTTCTGAGACGTATAGTTCCAGGTCTTCTTCTGTTTCGACTTCCTGGTCGCCAAGCATGAGTTTTTGTTCTTCAGCAGGTTCTTCTTCACTGATGGTTATTTCATCTTCATGGTGAGATTCTTTGTCATCCTGGATTGGTTCATCACTGATGGTTATCTCATCTTCAGGTTGGTCATCTTTCTGTGTGGTTTCATCTATTCCAGAGAACTTTAGTATGAGGTTTTTGATGTTTTCTTTGATTTCCTCATCGGATATGGATTCTCCGATGAGACATTTTAACTCTGTTGGAAAGTCTCTCTGGAAGTGTTCGATGATTTTTTCATGCGGAACACCAAGATTGTATAGATAGATGTACTGGTTCATCATCATACGCTTGCAAATTTCTCCACCTTTTACCCAGGCGATTTGGTTTCGTTCTGCCAGTGTGAGTAAGGCTTCTTGTACAGTTTTCCCCTGGTTCAGTAGTTCAAGCAACTGGTTTTTCCCGACCAGGATGGCGTTTTTCCCCCTACCTATACGGACATAGTTTTCTGTCTCCTCAATTGGTTCTTCATCCATGTTTATTCCTCCTTTTCCTCCGTAAACTTTGTTCCGAACACTTCATCTATGGTGAGCATGAGGTTTTGAGGTTCGAACTTGATGTATTCGTTTAGTTTACGACAGCATTCAACCATCCACCAGAGCCGGTCTTTACTGCCCATGAGATAGCGATATATTTCTGGTCGTTTCAATTCCAGGATACGCATGATCTGAGTAAACTGGACATATGGATAGATTAGTGGTTTCAGGAGTTTAACGAACCCCTCAATATCTGCATCTATTGTAAATCCAAAGAATTTCACCTTTTGTGATAAGAGTTGTTTCATCATTGATTCCATGAATGATGTATCGCCCTTTTCGCACACACGAACTAAATCATCCTTTTTGAACTGGGTTATGAGTTTATTGGTAATGGTTTCGATGACATTTGTAACCTTTATGGCAGAGATGTAGTTGGTTTTCAGTATCTCTCTGTATAGGGATAAAGCAGAATAGAACCCATCCAGGTCTTCGTTTTTTTCCCCGATGTGGTAAATGTGTTTTAGGTATTTTAGGAGTTTATGGTGCATGTGGATAGGTTTTTTTCGTTCTTTATTTACGCCCCAGTGTGTGCAAGTCCCACCGCATTGGCATTTTAGAACTTCTGTATACTCCCCGATGACATAGGATAGTCCCGATTTACAGAAATTGCATCCGCATCGTGTGATTTCAATTGGTTTCACGCTCATGGTTCACCACTCCTGTGGATATTTTATCCATCTATTTTTTGGAATTTCATTTAATTTCATTCAGGTTTACGGGTTCTCTTTTCTTTGTCGGTGTTTCGGTATTAGGTATTAGTTCCTGTTGTAGTGATTTGAATAGGAACTGGTTTTGGGACATCATGGATTCGATGATTTTTAGCATGATAGGGTTTTTGAGTATGTCCTGGTTATCCTTCATGAGTTGTATCATTTCCCGCATGGTTCGTACGGAGTCTGAATTGATTGAGGTCAGGATTTGTGCCAGGGTAACGATTCTGTCTTTAGATGCAGTCATGCTCTGTTTAGTTGATAGGGATGCGAATATGGGTTCAAGTTTATCCACGATGGAGGATACTCCATTTATGATAGAACCTATGGTTTCTGGGGATATTTTGCTTTGTGATTTTAGTCGTTCAGAGAGTTGAGATATGAGTTCCTGTTTGACTGTGGTGAGGAGTTCTTTTTCAAGTTCTTTATCCTTTTCAGGAGGGGGTTTGACCTTTTCAATGATCTGGTTGATGTCGATTTCTTTTTTTTCGGGTTTTTCTAAAAGTTCTTTAAGTGCTTTTTCTTTGAGTTTCTTTTCTGTTTCTATGGCTGATGAGACATACTGTTCGACGATTTTTTCGACTATGTCGGGTTTTTTGTCTTCTGCTGATGCAAGTGCCTGTTGTTCTATCAGTTCTTCGTACCGTCGTTTTTTCTCATCGGCTTCAGTAAACTGCTTTTTTAGTGCTTCGGCGGTGATTTCGCCTGTGGCTTTCAATACATCCTCCACGCCTTCTGGGACATAGATACCCTCTGGTTTTGGAGAGTTTTCCTTTTTTGTTCTGGTTAGTTTTCTGATTGCATTCATGACGGATGGATTTTTCCGTTTCTGGTATTGGTAGATTATTGCGGCGCCGACATCATCGACGCCGTATTCGGATTTGATCTTTTCAAGTTCCTGGATGGATACATTAAACCCGACAGACTTGTATTTTTTCTGGTTCTGGGGTTCAGTGCTTTCATCCTGTGCTGGCACATCTTCAGGTTCAGAATCTTGGGGACACATGATAATGGGTAAAGGCAGAATGGGATATAAATCTATCGCATGGAAAAATATCCATTTCTTGAGCCGATATAGGAGTTTACACGGATGTGTGCAGCAGTCTGATTGTCATGTGTTAACAGAAATGCGAACGAATGTTAACATGAATTTGGATGAATGTTGACAAAGGGTGGCATGTTGAGAAATTTGGTTCATCCTGGAGGAGATCACAGAAAGTCCATGCAGGATGATGGTTCACACAGGATGAAGAATGGAAAAATGACATGGAAAAGGAGTTTTCCTGGTGTCCCCGGGGGCACAGGGTAAAAAGGAAGAGTGGCAGTGTGCAAAGTGCCCATTCGCCGGTGTCCCCGGGGGCACAGGGTAAAAAGTGTTCACGGAATGTGGTTTTGTGAGTGATTACCCCAGATGGATGATGTAAAAAATGACCTGGAAAAAGAATTCCATGTGTATACCTCACCATCCCATATGTGGTTCGGCCACAAAATTTTTGTGGTTTGGATCTCTATGTTCTTCTGTCTGTAGTTTTTCTTTTGGTAAAGGGACATGCTATCATGTAAAGAGTATTACACCATAAAACTTAAATACTTACAATGTATTACCCTTTCACGGTGAGAACTCATGACGACAGAAAAGGAGATCCAGAATGGAGGTATGACCTCCACCCGGGCGGATGGGAAAAAGTCCGATAGCAGAAAGAAGGTATGGATCTGTCCACACTGTGGAACAGAGTGGGAATATGAATTAGTTAACGAAGATTGGGAAGTGGGCGGATTCTGTGATGGGTGCGAATATGCACAGGAGTGGTAAACATGTCTATCAGAGAGAGTGAGCGAATAGTTGTACGGAAGGGTATGAGATGTGAAAAAATCATCGAAAAGATGAAAGAAGGAAAAATCCTGGAGATGTGGGCAGATGAAACCACTCCAATATCAGAGATATACTATAAAGATGGAAAGTGGATCATGCGTATCGATGGTAAAGATGAAGTGGTTGACTATGAGGATGTTGTTAGGGATATCATGTGCCATCTCTATATTTTGGAACATGATGGATACTAAAGGAGGATGATACCATGACATCAAAAGAAATGATAGTTGGCGAAGCAAGGGATAGGTTGATTGACGATGCGAAAAAATTTGTAGATTCACTGAGTACACTACCAAGTGAGGTAATAGTAAACACTCTACTTGATGTAATAAAGACAGGCTCAATCGAAGAATTAAAGGGGTTTCTTGACCATCCCATAGAGGATGGAGGAGAAATCATGTCAGCAGAGTTCAGAAGTCGTATGCTACAAAAAATAGAAGATCTCTCCAGGATGGCAAAGGAAATCCCTAAAACCATCTCATTCCTCTCTCTTGATGAGAAGAAGGTTTTTGTTGAACTTGTTACGCTCTATCTTGGATACATGAAGTGGTATCTTGTATACAAAATAGGAGGTGGAAAAAATGACGAATGAACAAATAACAACTGGAGGCAAGACCTCCACCCGTGCGGACATGGTTGTGTCCGATAGCGGTAAGAATGTAAAAGTAGTAAACCTGACTCCTCATGCTATTGTGATTGATGGAGTAGGAGAAATACCGCCTACTCCACCACCAGCACGGTGTGAGGAGAAGATAGAGACTGTGGGACACATATTTGTAAACGGAACAGCCGTTCCTATCATCAGGAAGACACTTGGAAATATTCAGAACTTACCCCCACCACATGAGGGAACAATATACATTGTTTCTCTTCCAGTAGCACAAGCCGTATCGCAAGCACGAAAAGATGTGTTTGCGATAGGTGAAAGTGTCAGGAATGAAAAGGGACAGATAGTAGGAGCAAAATCAATTGCTACTTTTGGATGAGATGATGATGAATGAGGAGGCGATAAAATGATAGAAAATGAAAAACTGGTAGAATGGAGAATAATTCGTTCAAAGAAGGGCCTTCCCTGTCTCTGGGAGACAGGAGGAGGATATAGTAACACGGGAGATGCGATTATTATCGCATCTTCTGATGGTAAACCAAAAAAGCCGCTTTATATCAGGCAGCGTGGACATTTAGCATGCGGTGAGCATGCACTATTTGTAATAATGCCTTGTGACATAGTCGTCAAGGCAAACCACCACCGATACGACTTCAATATTGTTGTTTATCGGATAGTTGAAATTCGTGAAGACAGAGCAATACTTGAAAGGCTATGTCTGTATGATCGTGGAGAGTGGGATACCACTCCTCCAGAAGGCGTGCTTCAGGCAGTTGAGGCCGCCGAAAAGAAGGCAACATGCTATCACTGTAGAGAACCGCACTATGCGGCTTCTCCGCAGGAGGAATAAGGAGGCACATAGACAATCATTGAAAAAGAAAGAACAAAAAATAAATAATGGCATCAATATACAGGGGAGAGGAGATAATCATGAAAGCGTTTAAATCTATTGAAGAATTTGAAGAATACATCAGGGAAGCTGAATGGAGCGAAATTACAGAACGGTGTAAGGAACTTGCTTCAGTAGAAATTCTATGCGAACGATACGGGCCTGCACACATACACACAAAGTGTTACTTCTTATTCAAATGTGATGGGTTCGTTGCTGCATTAAGGCATGATACAGGGAGTATTTGTGCTGATTATGACTATATCCAATATATTGATGAATCAGGAGGAGATACTTCTGATTTTGGTCTGTTCATAGACTATGTCCTTGGAGGAATTTTTGGAAGCGAAGGAGTGATAGTAGTTGAAACAGATAAAAAACATTGGGATATAAGAGTTGAAGATCATATCCATAATGAGACAAAATACTATAAACTCTATTCCGCATTGTTCAAATCTCAAGATGAATTAAAAGAATTCCTTAAAGAATTGAGTCCTAACGAATTTGATAAATTCCTTACAACCAGATGTAAAAAAATAGCAGAGATAGTTACTGTATGTCAGAAGTGCAGACGGGAAGGAAAATCGCATCTTAAATATGACACATTGTACCATTATTACGGATCTATAATCAGAACACATGATGAAGAAAATCCATGCCAGGAATATAAAAGAACTTTCGAAGTATATGAGTATTGGGCAGGATATGAAGGACATATCCAGAGATTCATCATGGATATAACTGGATATGGTCAAGTGGGACTTGAATTCATACCAGTAACTGAAACGGATCAATGGGATGTTAAAATTACGAACTACATTAAGAACATTACAAAATATTATATCATCAAAAGGAGGTAGAAAATATGGGAAGAGTAGTTAGAGTCGGATATAAAAGCCTGGGAATCGTTATTCCAAAAACAATCTGCGAAGTATACAATATCCAGAAGGGGGACTTAGTACTGTGCTATCCAGAACGGGACGGGGTCATTCGGATTGAAATCAGAAAACAACGAAGGAGGATGAAAAAATGAACATTGATGAATTTGATTACTTAGAAGAAGATAGACTCTTTGAGAAATATGAGACTGAGTTACATAACTTTAAGGTCTATCTCAGTGAACTTCCAGACATTGATAAGTTCCTCCGTGAAAAGTGTAAAGTGCTTATTGATGTAGCAATCGGTGGTCATATTTATAGGTTGTATCAGTATGATGGCTTTGTAATCGCTACAGAACAATTTGAAGATCGTTCTCACAAAATCCTATATGTCGAACACAGAGGATATTACATCGATGCTAAAGAAGAAAGAAAAGATGTTCACAGTGTAGTAAGGTTTATCGATTACCTTGTCGAAAAGTACAATTACGATTTGAGCATCTGTGCGTATCCGCCAGAAGAAGAATGGTATTACAGACTAAGAGAGAGGTACAGAAAACGCTAATCAGTATCATACATAGTTGGTAAAACAACAAATTCTGGTATATACCGTAAATTCTGGTTCTAATCGGTAAGGGTGAGTAAGTAGTGGAGAAAATATCCACATAGGAACTGAAAAACTACCCTGAGCAAATCGTGGAGAAAATATCCATGTAGATTTAGTCAATTCCACTTTACAAAAGGTTTAAATTGATTAAATGCTTCTCTGATGGGAGAGGTGGTATGAATGTTGTTAAAAGAGGTTCATCCAATTAAGCTAGTATGCCAGAAGGTGTTGCTTTGGGAACACTGGGTTGTTGGACAGGTAAAAAACGGGTAAAAATATCAGGATGAACCATAGGGTTAGGATGAAGGATGCACTGGATCTCCTGGGAAAGTGATGCCATCGGGATCTCCTTTTCCCCCGAAAATGGTTTCATCCTGATAAACAATACATGGAGGTAAGACTATGCCAAAAGATTGCCCATTAACTAAAGAAGAATGTGTTGAGAATAGATGTGCGTGGAGCATTAAAACATCGTTTGGTAGGGAATGTGCGATAACCCTGCTGGGAACTGCGGCATACATCAGACTTCAGAAGTAAGGTTAGATTTTGAAGCATCGGAGGACAAGTTCTTCGACAGAGTTTATACCCAGATTAGACAATTCCCTGGAATACTTTTCGAATAGTTGTTCTGCTCTGGCTTCTACGGCGGATATGCTTGCTGTCTGCATAAACACTTCGGTAAAGATTTCTGATATATTGTTTAGGAGTTCATCATCGGCTTGTGGTTTAGTCTGTGGTTGAAGTTGTGGCTGTACTGGTTTAGTATCATCCTTTAGGTTGATGGTTATGATTTGTTCGATAAACTTTGTATATCTACATTTAGAGCATCGGGGTTGAGATTGACCGTATCGGCGGATCATTGCATATTTGCATCTTCGACAGATGAGAATGCGGATTGTTATCTCATCTGGATTTTTTTCTTTTCTGTTTTTTCTCATGGCAATCATCACAGAGATAGATTTCATGTATATTTTTCTTTACGATGATGTATGGTCTGATTGCGTATCCCATGTCTGATGCTACTATGCGGTTACATCGTTTGCATCTTTTGATATTCTTGTTTGG